TCGTCTTCCGATGATATGTCAAGAGGTTCAAAGTGGACCCTTAAACATATGAAATGGCATAATACATTTTCGTATGGTGAAGATAATGAAATTGATTTTTCAAAGCTAAATGGAATTATTGGCATATTTGGATCCAATAGAATCGGTAAGTCTTCTATAGTCGGTACATTAGTGTATAATTTGTTTAATACTACAGACAGAGGATCAATAAAAAATCTACATGTCTGTAACATTAGAAAACCTTACTGTTATGCAAGATCAATCTTTGAGCATAATGGTAATGTGTATGTTGCAGAACGCCAAACTAGTAAGTCTGTTAATAAAAAAGGAATTACTAGTGCTACGACATCACTAAACTTCTTTAAAATGAAAGATGACAGTGAGCTTGAAGACTTGTGTGGTGATCTTCGAACTGATACTGAAAAAGCAATTAGATCACTAATTGGTACACATGAAGACTTTTCAATTACATCTTTATCTGCACAGGGTGATATTAATGCTTTTATTTCCCAAGGCTCTGCCAAGAGAAGATCATTTTTATCACGCTTTTTAGGATTGGATGTCTTTGACAAGATGGCCGATTTAGCTAATAAAGACTTAAGTGGCTTTAAGGCACAATTAAAGAATTTCCCAGATAGAAACTGGGATGAATTAAAAAATCAGTGTAATGATGCAGTAGTCGTTATTAAACATCAACTAGACGAGTTAGAAGCTTTAAATTCTCATAGACAGTCAGAAATTTCTGATTTAAAGACCGAGCTATCTACGCATAAAGATGTTAAAGTTGTCACGCCTACAGAAGTTATTAATCAAGAAAAAAGAGTAGCTACTTTATTAAAGTCTTGTGATGACTGCACTTCAAAAATTACTAATCTAACATCCGAAATTCAATTGTTAAGAACAAAATTAGAGCTTGTTGAACAAGTTGAAAGCTCTAATGATGTTGATGATCTTAAACAACAACTACTAAATATTTGCACGCTTGAAAGATCACTTACAGATCTCAGGTATTTGCATGACAAGGAAGCAACTCAACTCAAGCAACACCAGAAATCGCTGAAGATTCTTGATGATGTTCCTTGCGGTGACGAGTATCCAACTTGCAAATTCATTAAAGATGCTCATCAAAGTAAAGAAAAGCTTAACGATCAAGTGCAGAAAACAGATAATGCGCTAAAAAGAATAAATGAGCTTAGCACTAAGCTGACTTTGATGAATAAAGAAAATCTAGTATCTAGATTAGATAAACTCGAGAAAGCAATAACGCTGTCAGCAAAATTTAAGTTAGAAATTTCTAAGAAAGAAACAGAAATAGCTGCTAGCAAAGCATCTTGTGAATCTATTGCAGATGTATTACGTGATTCTGAACAAAGATTGCGGGATCTACAGACTGCGCTTAAAAATGAAGAAAATACAGAAGTTGTTTCTATTAGATCAAAAATTGAATTGTTATCAAAACAAATTAAAATATCTGATGAGCTTAGATTGAGTTTGGCTACTCAGCGTGGAAAATTACTGTCTGATGTTGAGAAGCTAAACAATGAAAAGTCTTCTAGAGATGTGATTTTAAGAAATATGAAAACATATGAGATAATCTCAGGTGCATTTTCTAAGAAGGGCATACCGCTTATTATCACACGATCACAAATTCCTGCAATTAATGCAGAGATTACAAAAATTCTTCATGGAATTGTTGACTTTGAAGTTGAAATAGAAAACGATGACGATTCTGATGCATCAGAGATCTATATCAACTACGGAGACTCACGACGAATTATTGAGCTTTGCAGTGGTATGGAAAAAACTATATCATCTATCGCCTTAAGAGTTGCACTAATCAATGTTTCTTCCATGACAAAATGTGATATGTTTATTATAGATGAAGGATTTGGTACACTTGATGATGCAGGCGTAGAATCATGTAATAGATTATTGTCTAGTTTAAAGAAATACTTTAGACTCATTCTTGTGATATCACATGTCGATGGTATTAAAGATGTTGCTGATCATATACTAGAAATAACTAAGAATGAAAAAGATTCAAGAGTTGTGTACACATGAAAGAATGGAAAGATTACACGAATAATAGACTAATATGCAAGCACCCAGACGGCTTTTATATTATTAAACCCAAAGAGTCACAAGATTTTATTCCATTTTTTTGTAGTCTTTGTGATAGAATAATGACTTCTGTTTATGATGAAGAATCACATAAAAAATTTAATTGTTGTGATAAATGCGCAAACAAGCACGTGTATCCACGACTAGCCGACTGGAAAAATGGTTGGCGACCGTCTAGAGAAGATGTCACAACGTGATTTAACAGCATATTTAATGCATTAGAGAGTAACAATATGCCGAAAGTAATTAACTATAATGCGCTAGGTCAGATTTTAGACAACACATGGGGTAGAACTTCGACTCCAAAGACGTCTTCTTACTCAGTTAAATTTACGTATGCTGGGGGGGATAGATTAGTTGCCACATTTAATTGTATAATGAATTTTGCTTCATCAGGCGAAGCACAAATGATAAAAAAGACAACACAGAATGACGCTGACACACTTGTTAGCCACTATACGAAGTCACTTAAATCTAAATATAAAGAAATTACTAGTGAATCTTTAACGCTTAAAGAAGTTAGTGCTACTGATTCTGTAGAAATGATTGGTGGCGGCTATCACCACACGTCAAAGCGTACTGCATATTATAGAAAAACTTTTATATACGAAATGTCATGAGTACCCCAGTTAGTCCAAGCAGACAGCAACAGGTTGCAGAAATTTTAAAATGCGGTAAAGACCCAGTGTACTTTATGAAGAAGTACACAAAAATACAGCATCCTGTTAAAGGACTAATTCCGTTTGAGACATATGACTTTCAGGATGACTGTGTTAAAAAGTTTCAAGAACATAGATTTAATATAGTCTTAAAAGGCAGGCAGCTAGGTCTCTCCACTGTAACAGCAGCTTTTGCTCTATGGCTAGCACTTTTTAAGAAAGACAAGAATATTCTAGTCATTGCAACAAAGTTACCTACAGCAATGAACTTTATCAAGAAGGTCAAGACAATGCTTGACTCTCTTCCTCTTTGGTTATTGCTCACCAAGTATGAGCCGACAAAACAGGCTATTAGATTTACTAATGGATCAACTATAACAGCTGTTCCAACATCTCCTGATGCTGGACGTTCTGAAGCACTTGCACTTCTCATTGTTGATGAAGCTGCATTTATTAGAGACTTTGATGATATTTGGACAGGTCTATATCCTACGTTATCAACCGGTGGTAGCGCTGTTATTCTTTCAACCCCAAATGGTGTAGGCGGTCAGTACTACAAATTGTGGACCGAGGCAGAGTCAGGAGTTAATGCTTTTAACCCAACTAGACTGTTATGGGACGTACATCCTGACCATGATCAAGAGTGGTTTGATAAAGAAACCAAGAATCTTCCAAGAAGAAAAGTTGCGCAAGAGTTCTTGTGTGACTTTATTACATCAGGTGACACCTTCTTACAGCCAACAGAACTGGATAGGTTGAGAGAAATGATTCGACCACCGCTCTTAAAAGAAGGGCCACAGAATGGTGTGTGGATCTGGCATAAGCCAGCGCTTGATAAGAAATACGTTATATCCGCGGACGTAGCTCGTGGAGATGCATCTGACTATTCTACATTTCACGTGATAGACTACGAGACTTGCGAAGTAGCAGCTGAATTCATGGGTAAGACGCCACCTGACAAGTTGGCTGATCTGTTATTTGAATACGGCAAGAAATACAACGACGCACTTATATGTCCTGAACAAAATTCTTTTGGCTACTTTACCTGTATAAAACTAAGAGATGCAGGTTATCCTCGAATGTATTATTCTAGCTTTAGAGGCGATCCATTTGAATTTAAGTCAGTCAATACCGATGAACTACCTGGTTTTTCTACACAGACAAAATCACGCCATCAAATACTTGCAAAGCTAGAAGAGCTTATTAGAAACGGTATGGTGAAGTCTTACTCACAACGCTTGTATGATCAAATGCAAGTATTTGTTTGGAATGGATCAAAAGCAATGGCATCTAAAGATGCTCATGATGATCTCATCATTAGCATAGCGATAGGAATGTGGTTGGCTGCAGGTGAAGGCGGCGGCAATGATCAAGCAGCTAGCTTAGCTTATGCCATGCTAAAAGCAACAAGCAGAGGTAGCAGAACAGTGTCTGAAGTAATAGGAATACCCGGTAATAGAAATACAATGCTTCCTATGCATCCACAAATTAAAAGCTTGTCACCTTTTGAAAATTCATCACAACAAAAAAATGCCTCAGGACAACTTGAGCATGACAACTCAGATTTTTCTTGGTTATTGAAGTAATCTGATATATACATATACGAAGGAATAAGTGCAATGCCAGGCATAGACATTAAACAGCTTAAACAAATTATTAGAGAAGAGATTCAAAAGCTTCACGAAGTGGATGAATATAAAGATGGCTCTAAAGTCATGAAGTCAGCAGCAGATTTAATTTCTGCAATAGAGACATTTAAGCAAAATGCTTCTGCTTCTTCAAAATCTTTTGTTAGTGAAGATGTTCTTGATAGTTTAAAGGAAAAATTAGATATAATTGCAAGAAATTCCATGAATTATATTGATGTTGCTTCAAAACCAAATCCTGCAGTAAAGAAAGCAGTATTTAAACCTTCGGTATAATGATATTGTATTATTGACAAAAACAGATTAATATTCCCGTAAGGTGAAACGCCTACTTCATATTAAGGAGGCATTATATGGCAAAAAATCAACAAACAATTTTTCAAAAATTAACTAGACTTTTTAAAAGCGGCCCGATTGTTAAAAGAAAGATTAGAAGCTACGATACAACAATTGCTTTACCAGATACTACTAAGAGCAGTGGCACTCTTCTTTTTCAAAAGAGTGTATCTCCGACGTATGCCAATATTACTGCTAATGCCTATAATCTCTCAGAACGTATGGCGAGGTATCAGGACTTCGTAGAGATGGAATATTGCCTACACGGTGACACACAGATCGCAGTGCCCGGCGGCTATAAGAAGATTAAAGATCTTGCCGAAGAATGTCAATCAGACCCTAACAAGACTTTCTTGGTGTACGCTTACGATCATAATTTAGGAAGAATTATTCCGTCATGGGGCAAGCAAGCTCGACAAACACGTGTAGATCACGCTTACACAGTAACTTTTGACAATGGACAGCAGATTATTGGCACCCCAAACCACCGCTTGATGAAGCGTGATGGAACCTTCTGCAAGATAGAAGATCTCAAGTCCGGTGACGCAATGATGCCATTCTATCGTCGCGATCTTTTTAGCGGCTGCAAAGAAGAAGGCGATGGTTATCGTTGGATCTACACGATGGACAGAAGCTCTAAGATGAATGGCTGGGTTGCAGAACATCAAGTCATCGGAGAGCTGATTAAGGGCACGCCTCTATCAGAGAATGAAGTTGTTCATCATAGAAACTTCGTCAAACACGACAACAGACCTGAAAATCTCCAAGTTATGTCAAATGAAGCCTATCAGAGGCTGCATGCAGAGATTCTCAATGGTATTAAGTGGTCAGATAAAAATTCAGAGTGGATTGAGCAGTTCGAAATCAATCAGTCCAAGTTTATGTCCGAGAACAATCCGACTGAAAGAAAAGACATAACTTTTGGCAGAATACTTGAGATTGCTGAAAGAGTTAACTTCAACTCTAGAAAAATCTGCGAAGTTCTTGACACTGAGCCTAACGTGATCAAGCTTACACTTCGTAAGCATGGATACCAGAACTTTAAAACTTTTGCCCAGGCCTATAACCCAGACGGATATACCACAGGATGTGACAATAGTGGCAAGAATAATCCGCGATATAATAAGGCTGTTACATTTGACAGAATTTGTTCGTTATTTTCTAAGGGTATATCAAAGACGCAGTTAGTCGACTCTTTAAACACAACAGACGCAATTTTGTCTAAGAGACTTTCTGAAAATGGCTTTAAGAATTATACAGAGTTTTCTCAAAATTACGAGAATCTTAAAGTTGTCTCTGTCAAATATCATGGCGTTATTCCTTTGTTTGATTTGACTGTTGATGGTTACAAAAACTTCGCTACAGACACAGTCATCTCACATAACACGCCTGAGATTGCAAGTTCCATGGATATATACGCAGACGAAACCTGCGCTCAAGATGAAAAAGGAAGAGTGCTGCATGTCTATTCTGATAATGAGAAAATTAAAGAAATATTAGAGGAACTATTCTACGATACATTAAATGTAGAATTTAATCTAAGATGCTGGACTCGAAATCTTGTTAAATACGGAGATTTCTTCCTATACTGTGACGTTTCCCCTGATCATGGCGTCATAAATGTTTTTCCAATACCAGTAAATGAAATTACTAGAGAAGAAAACTATGACCCAGATGACCCTATGGCTGTCAGATATAAATGGGTTACCATGGGTAATAAAATTCTTGAAAACTGGGAAGTTATTCATTTTAGACTTCTCGGCAATGACGCATTCTTGCCTTACGGATCTTCCGTTATAGAAGCTGCTAGACGTATTTGGCGTCAGCTTATTCTAATTGAAGATGCAATGTTGGTCTATCGCGTCGTTCGTGCACCAGAGAGAAGAGTTTTCTATATCGATGTGGCAAATATCCCACCAGAGAACGTTCCAATGTATGTCGAAGAACAGAGAAAAAATCTTCGATCAAGTCAAGTTATAGACAGAGCTACAGGGAGAGTAGATTTAAGATACAACCCACTTTGTCATTTTGGTAATGATTACATATACTTGTGTGATGGAACTAAAAAAACATTTGTTGAGTTATCTGAAAATTGGGAGCTTTATAAAGACAATACGTGGGTTTGGTCATTAGACAAAAATAATCATGTTATTCCGACTCGTTTGTTGTGGGCAGGCAAGACGATTGAAAGCACAAAATTTATTGAAGTAGAGCTCGATGACGGTCAAGTGATTAGGACAACGCCTGATCATAAGTGGCTGACTCGAGATGGTGTAAAAATAAAAGCAAAAGACTTACAACCAGGCACAAGCATGATGCCGTTTTATACCAAGACAAATCACAAACTCACTGATAGACATGGCGACAAGAATAACAAATACATTGATATTTATGATCCGAGTATTAACAAATATGTTTCTGCACATAGGCTTTCTGGTCTATGGAAATATGATGAGTGTAAATGGCCAAATGTTATACATCATGTCAATCATATTAAGCGTGATAACAGACCTGAAAATCTCGTCAAGATGACACAATCTGAGCACGCTGTGATTCATAATGACTTGATTACTGCTTATAACAAGTCTGACAAAGGCAGAGTTAATTCATCTGCCAGGATGAAGAAGTCGTGGAAAGAAGGAAAGCTTAATTCTGATATGCTTATAACTCTCTGGCAGAATAAAAATGTCAGAAAAAATAGAGTTGATTCATTAACATGTAACGTAGATTCGAGAGTTATAGGTTATGTTGGAACAGCTATCAATGTTCTCGGAACGTCTGCACGAGAACATCAGATCAGAGATTATTTAAACGGATCTGATGATTTTAAGACATACATGACAAATTTGAATCCGAATTTCAAGAACGGATTTAATGATAAACTTACAAAGGGATCATTTTTGAAGATTCTTAGAAAGTTCAATTTTGAAAATCTTAGGGTCATGAAAGATTATGTCGTATCTGTACAAGCACCCTTTGACAGGATTACGTCTGTCTGTCTGGCAAATGGTTTTTCAAAACGAAAACAGATTGAAAATTATTTCTGCATTAGCAAGCATGATTTGTCACGAACAATTTTGAAAAATGGATTGACTGTAAAAGAGTTTGATACAAAATTTTTAGGCGGAGGTCATTACGGCAAGGCTACCTGCACGTGTAATAACTGCAACAAGATTTATGAATCAAATGTAAGAAACTTAACGACACAGAATGGTCGACAGTTTTGTAGCAGGGACTGTTATAATTCATTCCGTCACATTAATGTGATCAGAAAAAATCACAAGATCGTATCTGTTAAGATGACAGACTGGGAGGCACCGGCATATGGTGTGACAGTTGAAAATTCAACACATACAATTGCTATTGGTGGTACAGGATCTAAGCTTATTGATTTAAATGGAATCTTTCTATTGAACAGTGTTGATGAAGACTATTTCATCCCTGTTCGTGGCGGAGAGTCAGGAACAAAGATTGACACCCTTGCCGGCGGACAAAATACTGCTGCTGTTGAGGACGTTGCCTATATTCAAAAGAAGCTTTTCTCTGCACTTAAAATTCCTAAGGCTTATCTTGGATACGATGAAGCGTTGTCCAGTAAGGCGACGCTAGCTCAAGAAGATATTCGATTCTCTAGAACAATAGCAGTTATACAAAAAACTATTCTCGCAGAATTAAATAAGATTGCAATTATACATCTTTATTCGCATGGTTTTGATGATGAAGATTTGCAAAATTTTACACTTCGTTTACCTAATCCTTCAACGATAGCACAGCAGCAAAAGCTTGAATTATGGAGATCAAAATTTGAAATTGCTGGATCTGCGCCTGAAGGTCAAATGAGTAAAGAATTTATTAGAAAAGAGATTTGGGGATTGAGCGAAGAAGAATGTCGTAGTATTGATGAACAGCGTCTAAAAGAAAAATTAATAGATGCCGAAATTGAAAATGCTAAGTCTGAAGAAGCTGATGAAGCAGCCCCGCCCGCCGATGATGCTGCAGAAGGTGGCGACGACGCTGCAGAAGGTGGCGATGACGCTGCAGAAGGCGGTGAAGAAGGCGGTGATCTCTTTGCAGGTGATAGTCCGTCTGATGGCGAATCTAGTAATCTACTATTAGCAGCAGATTATCCTGATGATGACGAAGAGTTTGGCATTAAATTTAAACTAAAAGATGTTGATATGCCTGTAAAAGCTCAGCGTCAAATTGATAGAATACGGCATAATAGAGCAAGAATAAGACACACAGGCCCTGCAAAGTTGCATATGCCTGATTGGTCTTCTTCGCTTGATGCTAAAGATCTTGCAATGACTGATCCATTTGATAGTAAATTCTTAAGATCTCTTGCTAATCCGTTGAAAGAATCAAAGACAAGAATTGGATCAGATGTAATGTCTGCACTAAAAAAGCTGGCAGCATTACCAAGCTTTCAGAAAAGAATAAATTCAAATAAGCTTTTATCAGAAGACGTAGCAGAGGCGCAAGAATCTGATAAAATCGACGAGGAGATACTGTGATGAGAACGAGTAAGAGCCACAATAAGAAAAGAAACTCAATTTTACTTTATGAATTTTTAGTTTCTTCTATTTCTAAGTCACTTGTCGAAGATGACAAAAGAAAATCATCAGCTGCATTAAAAATCTTAAAAAGACATTTTAAGAAGGGCACCAACCTCTATAAAGAGTTTCGTCTTCTAAATTCTCTCATAAAGACCTCAGTAACATCGCCTCAGGTGGCATCAAGAATACTTAAAGAGGCAAAGGATGCTGCTATTAAGTTAGACACTGCCGAATTGGACAGAGAAAAATCATTGCTTATTCGTAATATAAATCATAGCATTAATAATGATAATTCTTTCTACGATCAACATATTAACGAGTATAGAATGTGTGCAACAATTCAGCAGCTCATAAACGAATGGCAATCTGAAGACTCTGATATCACAAAGATTGCTGAATACGAAGATCAACTTGTTCATTGGCTTTTATCACCAAAGAAAAATGTGTCTGAACATACAATCTCGGAAGAATCATCTGGTACGTCTCGACTATTAATGGCTGTTATGTCAAAGAAGTTGAATGAAAAATACTCAAATGTTTTAAATGAGCAGCAAAAGAATATTATTAAAGCGTATGCTTTAACCTCAATGTCTAGTGATACTAATCAGATAGCTCAGCGCTTGGAAGAGGTTAGATCCGATCTTTCAGTTAGCATTGATTCATATATTGAGCAAATAAAAGACTTACCGCATCTTAAATCAAAGCTTGTTGAAACAAAGCAAGAGCTCATGTCTGAAAATTTTGAGAAGATTGATGATGCGCTAATAACTAAATTTATGATTTATTCCAAGCTTAATTTAGAGCTTGACTCAAAGGAGTGATTATGACTACTGACTTGAAATTATTAAATTCTTATGAAGTCTTCAACTATACGCCTGAGATGATTAAAGAGACTCGAGAAAAAAATGGCGGAAAGATGATGATGAAAGGCATACTGCAAAAAGCAGACACGCTTAATCAGAACGGTAGAATCTATCCAATCGATATTCTTGAGCGAGAAATTAGAAACTATCAAAAATTTATTGTTGAGAATAGAGCACTTGGTGAACTAGACCATCCCGACTCATCTGTAGTAAATCTAAAGAATGTATCACATTTGGTGAAGGAAGCTTATCTCGATAAACAAACTGTCTATGGCGTTGTAGAAATTCTTGATACACCTTCTGGAAAAATATTACAGTCACTTATTGAGTCATCCGTCAAGTTAGGTATTTCTTCTCGCGGCGTAGGTACAACTAAAAAGCAAGGCGAGTATCATGTAGTACAAGATGATTTCCAGCTCATCTGTTGGGATTTCGTCTCAGAGCCTTCAACTCCTGGCGCATTTATGCTCCCAGAAGGTAAGTCAATTAATCCAAGCGAGATAAAAAATACTTTCAACAAATCTGATAGAATTGATAGAATAATAAACGATGTACTTAGTTTTAAGAAGTGATTTCACTTATTATCTTAATGTAACAGCTATATGAAACTAACAAAGAATGACCTAAAACAAATTGTTAAAGAATGCCTCGTCGAAATTTTATCTGAAGGCATAGGCACTTCTCTACCCTCAATTAATGAAATAAAAAATCAGTTACCTAAAAAGAAGAATATTATGCCGCATTCTTCTACGTTGAGACAAAACTCACAAAGTGTGCGTGTACATTCAAATGCATTAAAAGAAGCTATTAAAATTGAATCAGCAGGTAATCCTATCATGGCTTCAATCTTAGCTGACACAGCAGCAAATAGTCTTCCTACTATGTTAGAATCTGATACGCCTGGTAAATTTAATCCTAAACCAACAGGTACTGTTGAAAGAGTCGTTGCTTCTGCTTCACCTGAAGATCTATTCGGCGAAGATGTTACATCGAAATGGGCAAGTTTAGCTTTTTCAACTTCAACAAAAAAATAATTATTTTTCTTTAGCTAATATTTAGTATCAATAACCACATTGAGGTTTAAAATGAAATTAACAAGCAAGCTTTTAAAACAAATTATTGAAGAAGAAGTTTCCAAGTTCAGCGATATGGAGTCAACAGAAGATCGTGCTAAGGATACTGTTGAATTAGACGCTGATGAGTTTGGTTCTGACAAATCGCATGAGCTCTCAATTGACTTCATGAAGGCTCTTAAGATCGAAGAAACTCGCCTACGTCGACGACTTCAAAAAATCACAGAGATAAAGAAGTCATGGATACAAGGTTGATTAACTAGAAAAGGAAGATTAATATGGCCGGCCCAGGATCAGGTAGATACACAAATTACACACCACTAGATACTAAAAGTGCAGCAGCTTATCAGAATAGACTTGCACTTTTTAACAATAAAGCACCAACGCTCGGAGACTTTCAAACAGATCTTGTAGCAAATGCTGCTAAAATTCTTGAAGCTGGAAAAGGAGACGCACAAATATTTCCTGAAGGCGTTGACATGGCTTATGGCACATCACCAAACTTTGGTGATGTGAATGCAAAAGTCGCAGGTGGACCTGGTAATGCATTTGTCCCAGACATCAGCTCACCAGGCGCCGTTGAAGGTTCTGTCAATGTTGATCCAAAGACAAAAACAGGCGGAAACATCAATGTTGCTGATATTAAGCCCAATTATACTGTTTCAAGTGGACTTGGATCTCAAGACTCACAAAATCTTGGATCACAGTCACCTCATATAACTGCACCCGGAATTGGTGGGTCTCCAATAGGCGCAGACCTAATAATGGGTGTTTCAAAGGGTTCTGCAGAATCAAAAGTTTGATATTAGATTGAGTTAAAATGACTGGACCAGGTAAAGGAAGATACACTGACTATGTTCATCCTTTAGCTGAACAAAGTTTAAAATTAACAAGATTACACAAAAACTTTAACACTAATCCAATGAGTAATCCCGGGGGTAATTCTCCCGGGATTTTTTATGGCGCGACTGACATCGCGATTCAAAAGTCTAATGTTGAAGCTGCAGATTCTGTTACACAAAACTATGTTAAAAATTTAATTGATGATTTTTATACAAGTCCTGCTGTAAAAGAAGTTATTAAAGATCTCAAAGCAGATAAATTAGTCAAAGTTTCTAATGGCATACCTGAAGAACTTGTTTATTTTACTGGAAATGGTACGAACGATCTACCCGATACTTCAATATTAGATGCCAAAGCTGTTGCATCTAATTCATACATGCCTGTTTTAATTTCACCAGGCGCTGTTAAAGATAGTGTTAATTTTACAATAGCTTTTGTTCAAGCAACTGATTCAAGACTCGCAATAGGTGTAGGCGGATACAAACCAAACTTAATCATCCCTAAGACACCAGATAATAAAGAAAATCTAGGAACTCTATCACCAAGTGATTCAAGCCGATCAATCGGCGCTTTATCGATTATTTCTGTTGTAAGTTTAGGAACTAGTAAAAGACCATTAAAAAATTCCTAATTTATGTTTTGATTGTTAAAATTTTGTTACAAGAAATTAATTTTTTATACATTGACGTACCTAAAAACAAATTACAGCATAATTTAGCACATGTGATGAATAATTAGTTATTGATAATATGATACCGGTAACTTGAAAGGATCCAAATGAGCAAGCAATTATATGAGGAGGCACTTGCAGACGTCAAGAAGCTAAAAGAATTAGCTGAAGACAATGCTAAGCGCGCGATTCTAGAAGCTGTTACACCTAGAATTAAAGATCTCATTGAGAATCAACTTCTTG